GACAATCTCTAAAACTTGCTTACCTAAAATCAATTGTGTCTCTAAAATGTTTTGCTCATCCATCACTCCACCTCCTTGCTCTTAATTTCTCCAGTAAGTCTATTTTCTAAAATGTGACTTGTATAGCAAATATCGTTTTTATACGTATAGTGATCAACGATTTCTTCAACCCATTGGCTTCGTGTGTACGGGTATCTGTTTGGTCGTTTCATGTTACCACCTCATATATAAATATTTCGTGTCAATATCTTGTTCTAAAATACACTCTTTCAGCGACTTTAAAACCTCCAATGCACCGCTAACTGTTCCCCATTTGTTTTCAGGTTCATACTGTACATACTTTTCAGGGTACTGTTCTAATTCAGAGATACCGCGTTGAATGTTATGTAAAACATCAGAAATGTTGTACGTAGTGTCTTGGTCAAAATCCCAATCCATAGCAATTCTAAACATTCTTCCAAGATTGTAGGTCGGAGAACTATATCTAGGTTCAGCAATACAAATATAATCTCCACTCTCTATTTTCGCTAATATTTCCAAATCATAACTCATCACTGCACCTCATTTTTCAATTCAAAACCAACTCCATATAAGAGCAAATCATTTTGAAAGTCAACGAATGCTTCAATCATCTCAGCTTCTTGAAAGTCGTATTCCTCAACCGTACTTAAGAAATCATCAATATCATTTCTTTGTACACTTCCGTACTCTGTCTTTGTGTGTTCCATGGCTACTTCATAGCCATCTACATCAATTGTGTAGCAGATTCTGCCACTTGAATAATCATATTTGTAATTCTTGATAATCATCCTTCTACCTCCTCAATCTCAATCCCTGGGCAATCGAATACCCAGCCGAAGTTGGCTTCTTCGAGTTGTTTGCGAGTAAATTTTGTAGCTAGGCTGCTCAGAGAGAAGAATAGTTTCTTATCCCCAGCATTATAATATAGTGGTTGTTTTGTCTCTTTCATCACTACTGTGTACCGCTTCTCTTCCTCGACCTCGTAGCCGTCAAACCATGCGCGAGCGAATAGATCATAATTTTCTTGATCGAGAAACCACAAACGCATTTTCTCTCCTCCGTTGTTAAGAGCATTACGGAGATTACGTTTTTCTTGTTTTGATCTTTCAATCCAATCCGCCACAAACTGCGGAACTTTGACTTTCTGCGGTTCGTCTAGTTGTTGCAAGTCTTTTAAAAAATTCTGACAAGCTATTTTTGCTCCAAAGTCAAATAAACCATTTTCATATTCTTCATATTTCTCAATCAATTCCTGCTTATTCATCTTCCAACTCCTCGTTATATTTTTCTACCAATTCATTCAACCACGACCAAGGTCCAGTTTCTTCACTGATTGGGGCAACCTCTCTTTCTTGCAACCAAGCTGAGAAGTTAACCACATTATCAATGTAGATTGTGTCGTAATCGCCCCAATCCCAAACCGTTAAATAAATTTCTGTTTCAGTTCCATTTTCATCTTCAACCGTTATTGAACCATTTTCAACCCACGCTGTGCCAAAACACAATTCGCAAGTGCCAGTCTGTTCTTCTTGAAATTCTGAGTTGTATTCCGTTACTTTATATTTCATCTTCCAACTCCTTAACTCACCTGTTGGCTTTCCAGGTTTCCAAATTCTTGGCCATTGTTTACAAAATATGAACCAATCAGGATAGCGTCGGCTTCATCGTCTTTGACGTTCAGGTCGAATTCATCAGACACCTTAGCAACTGCCTGCAGCTTCATCGACTTCTTGCTTCGGTCCTTGTAGCTGAACTTCCAATACTTGCGCCAGGTCGAAACATTCACGAAGTACACATTGTCAGCAACCAGTCGGCCAAGGATAATGCCTGTCACAATTCCAATACTGATAATAGACTGCTGATTTGGCCCCATGACTGAGTTCTTCTCGACCACAATTGATTCAAAATGGCAGTCGTACTTCTGAAGCGCTCTCGATTGAATAGCTCGCAATTCACTAGCCATGAATCGACCACGTTCAAAGAACGATTTGCTTTTATGCTTTAAGACACCGCTCTGAACAAGATTAGAGCCGTGAAATACGGCCCATCCTGTAGCAGTAGTAGAAATGTCTAACGATAATGTCAGAGATTTCATTGCAATTCTCCCTTGAATCCACAGAGGTCGAATAGGTTTCGTTTATTATTCTCGATAAACTCAAAGAATTTCTGGAGTTCGGCCAAGTTTCGTTTTTCTGCCTTGACTCCTAAGCTGGAATGGTATTCTGTCGGCTCTTTCGGTGTTACCTTCACATCTAGCCAGTATAGTGGTTCAAATACATCGCCTTCAGTATCCAAAGATGTATCGGAATCCAAATTCCTGAATTGCATCTGAATATCATATTTAATCCCATTTGTAACCGTTATGTCATTTCTAGCAACGTTAAGTGCAATACTCGTTCCTGCTATATCAATTTTATAATTCATTTATTTTCTCCAAAAAAATGCGACTGCCTTTGTGAGAATTGGCTAAATAC